AGAAGGGAATGTGTGGTCTGACAACGATGTGACGGTGACGGAGTCGTCGGTGTACCATCCGACTTATCCATATGTTCATCCGTTTTATCATACTCAGGCTGGAAATACTCATGGACGACGTATTCTAACGAAGTCCACCCAGCAGCGTACCTGGTTTTGTGCCAAGTTCCGGTACTACATTCCGGATATCGACACGGACCAAGGGCGTATGCGGGCCACAGCTCGGTTGCTCGGCATTGTGCCGAGCCCAGATTTGCTGTGGGAGGTCCTTCCATGGAGCTGGCTTATCGACTGGTTCGCCAATGTTGGAGATGTTATGTCCAACCTAAGCGAGAATGCAGCCGAGAACCTAGTGGCTGAGTATGCCTACGTTATGTCCGAATGGAAACTAACCCAGACGGTCAACGAAAGCATCAATATCCTGTCCTCTAACGGCGTCACGCCGATCTCGTGTGAAAGCGAGACGGTACAACACGTCAAAAGGCGGAGCTCAGCCTCTCCATACGGTTTTGGATTGAACCCTGCGTCCCTTTCTGGGAAACAGGGGCTGATCCTCTCAGCGCTCGGGATCTCCCGGCACTGGTAGGATCCGTGGTAAGACAATCCTGTCGCCACGAACCCTAACTACTTAACTTTAGGAGCCATGAACTAGTGTTCGCTGACCCCCAAACCGTCACCGTCAATGCGGTGGCACAGACGCTCGCTGCGGTTTCTCGTGAGCCCATGAAGTCGACTTACCGTGAAGATAACGGTGAGTACAGCCTCGTGGTGTCCCATCAGGAAACGCCGAAACGGAATCGTCGGACTGTTCGTCTGAATAGAATCAAGACGACCTCCGATCCGTTCATCCCGGCTAACAACATCCAGGTGTCTCACTCGATCTACTTGGTCATCGATGCGCCCCTCGCGGGGTTCTCGGCGACCGAGCTGAAAGATGATGCACTCGGTATCGTTGCCTGGCTGACGTCGGCCAACGTGCTGAAGGTGCTGGGTGGTGAAAGTTAATGCGGCTCTGGCCATGTTGGTAGCGCTCGTTGCGCTGCTTTCCATGGTCGCATGCACCGTCGACGGCGCCGGCGTAGCCGACGTCGTTCGCGAAATCCGTGCAGGTAACGCGATCTGCGAAACCCCGGATTGCATGGACGTCGAGCCTGATAAGCTCGACTGACGCATTAACCAAACTACCTGGTTGCGGCCCCCCCTTGCGGGGGGCCGTTTCTTCCCTTTAGATGGGGAGAAGCAGCTAGTTCTACGGATTCACTCACCCCTGGTTATAAGTAGGAGGAAGTGATGAAAAGCCTTAAGTGGCTACTAGAGTGCATGCTCCAACAAGTGGGCATGCGATGCGACACCGACACCCA